TCAGGTCAGGCTGGATGGCAGCGCGTCTGGCGCGATCCCGAGTGTCTTGAGTACGGCGTCATCAGGACGCCGACCGGCTTCGACCGCATTCGAGGCAGCAACAGCGGCCGAGAACATCGTGAAGGCGTCTGCAATCCGGGATAGCACAGCTTGAGTGGCAAAGGAAAAGCCCTGCACGGCTGGCGCTGACGATGACATTTGAAACTCCTGATCCTTGTCATTGGCGATGCCAAGGATCTAGGTCTCCACCCGCCATGCTGCAATGCAGCAAACGGTCTTCCCGCTATGCGCTAGGCGCATATCAAAACCGAAATAACCGGATTTCAAGCACTTGCATTTAAGAGGTGGTTGGCTGGGGCGCCAGGACATTATTACAGAATTTTCTAAGCCCTTATTTTCCTGTATGTAATTGACAAATAATATCTTTTCAAGCCATAACTGTTCCGGGCGGGTGTTCCGGAATCGTGGTCCGGATGCCTCATTTTGGAGAGATTTTCTTGGCCCGTGTTTCGTATCTTTGGCGGCGTGGTTCTGTCTACTACGCCCGTATTGACGTGCCTCTTGATCTGGTGCCGGTGCTGAAAAAGCCGACACTCAAGCTGTCATTGCATACGAAGGATGAGGCCGAAGCGAAGCGCCGCCTGCACCCGGTTATCGCCAGTTGGCTGCGCGAGTTTGAAGACCTTCGCAACCGCCGCGCGCTGGTGCCTGCTGACCGTGAGAACGCTGTTTGGGACCAATACACTGCGTCACTCGCCCGCGATGATCAGGATCGCGGGACACGACCGGGAGAGGTCGAAATAGAGGCCAAGAAAGCCGAACTGTTTGCACAGGTGGAGCGGGGCGAGATCACCGGCATTGATCCTCTGTCAGTCTTGAACGCCACGCTGGACCTGCAAGTCATGCAGAAGGCGGGCGAGATCAGCACAGAGGCGCGCAAGGCAAAGCTGGCCGATCTGAAAAAGCACTTGGCGAGGGGTGAGACTGCCCTGATCGCCCATGAGGTTGACGACTACCTACAGCGCACCGGCCTTCTGGTGCAGCGTGGAACACCTGACTGGATCAGCCTTGCCCGGCACATGATGCGGGCCGAGATAGAGGCGCTACAGCGCACCCTTGAGCGCGACCGGGGCGACTACACCGGCCAGCCCGCTGACCCTCTGGTGAAGCCTGCCACGGGCCTGCGCCGCGAAGTTGCCAAGCCCGGCGAAACCATCATGGAAGTTTTCGAGATTTTCGCCCGTGAGAATAGAAACGGCGTTGCTAAGGATCGCATAGATCAGTCACGGCGCGATATTGGCACCTTCATAGACGTGGTAGGGGCCAGCTTCCCCCTTTCCAAGATCACGAAAGTTGAAGTGCGCACTTGGAAACAGCTTCTGGTCAAGTATCCGGTCAAGGCCACTGAAACCAAAGTCTTTGCTGGCATGAACATTCACCAGATCATCAAGGCGAACGAAAAGGTGGGCAAGCCCGTGCTGGCTGACAGGACGGTGAACCGCTACCTATCCAGCCTTGGCGCATTCCTGTCATGGGCGGTTGATCAGGGCTATCTGACTGTCAATCCGACCGAAGGGCTGATGTTGAAGAAGGAAGCCAAGGCAGAGACTTTGCCTTTCAATACGGAACAGCTGACCAAGCTATTCAACTCGCCTTGGTTCACCGGCTGTAAAAGCGCAGATGAATGGCGCAACGTGGCAAAGCCCGGTGATGTGTTGATCAGAGATCACCGCTTTTGGGTGCCGCTGATCATGCTGTTCTCTGGGGCGCGACCCGGTGAGATCGGCCAGCTTGCGGTTTCAGTTGTTCGGGAACAGCATGGGCAATGGATCATGCACATCACGACCGAAGGCGACGACACCGATCAAGGGAAGTCGGTGAAGACCGGCGGTTCAATGCGCGTGGTTCCGGTTCACCCTGAACTGATCCGGCTTGGTTTTATCCGCTACCATGAGAAGCGCGTGAAAGAGGGCGGGGCCTCATTGTTTCCCGGCGCGGTTCGCAATGCGCGCGGGCAGATGATGGCAGATGTATCGCGCGAGTTCGGGCGGTATCTGACCAAGATCGGATTAAAAGAGGGCAGGGGCCTTAGCCTCTATTCTTTCCGCCATGGTGCAGCCGATGCTTTGCGCAGGGGTGGTTTCTTGGATCAGCAATTCGGTTTCATCCTTGGACATGCTGAACAGACCATGACCGGAAAATATGGCATCATGCCTCAAGGGATGCTTGAGCAACGGGTGGAACTGGTGAACGCCATTGCTTATCCGAAGTTGAATCTGGATCACCTTATTACGTTATAACATAACAAACCTCTTGAACCCTGATTCCACCTGTGAGATTCTTGGCACATTACCGAGTGTCCGAATTTCCGGTGTTGTGTGTTTCAGAGTGTTGTTGAGCGGTTCAAATATACCTTTGGTCCAAAGCCAGAGGCGAAATCCTTTACCCTGACCGATCCCGAAGCCTTTCAGCTTTTCGGTATCACGGGAACGGGGGCCGGTGTTTCGATCGGCCCCCGCTCTGCCATGAAAGTTCCGGCTGTCGCCTGTGCGGTGTCGCTGATCGCCGAAACAGCGGGCAGCTTGCCTGCCAAGGTCTATGACCGCGACACGCGCGAGAACGTCAAAGATCATCCGGCCTATACGCTGATCCATGATGAGGCCAACCCTTGGACCAGTGCCGAGGCGCTGCGCGTCCAGATCACGACCGACGCTCTGTTGCACGGCCATGGCTTTGCGTTTGTCGTGCGCAATGATGCGGGCGCACCGCTTGAACTGCACCGGCTTGAGCCGACCGCTGTTCAGGTGGACACGCTGGCCGATGGTGAGCCGTCCTACATCGTCGCCTTTGATGACGCCAAGCGCACGGTGCCGTTCCAAGACATTCTGCACCTGAGCGCCTTCGGTGGTATCGCCCCGATCAAGCTGGGTCATGAGGCCATCGGACTGGCCCTGTCATTTGAAGCCCATATCGCCAAGCTGTTCGCCAACGGTGGCAAGCCCGGCGGTATCCTCAAGAGCGAAAAGGCGCTTGGGGATGAGGCGAAGACGAAGCTGGCCGCAAGCTGGACCGCCGCCCATGGCGCTGGCCGGTCTGGTGGCACTGCCATTCTGGATGAGGGCATGTCGTTTGAGACTGTCACCATGACACTGACCGATGCGCAGTTCGCGGAAAATCGCCTTGAGCAAATCCGCGAGATCGCCCGCGTGTTCCGGGTGCCGCCGACGATGCTGTTTGAGCTGACCCGTGGCACTTGGTCCAACACCGAAGAGATGGCCCGGCAGTTCCTACAGGTGACGCTCAAGCCGTGGCTGTCGTCATGGGCTTGGGCTTACGCGCGCTGCCTGCTGACACCAGAGGAACGCAAGCGCCTGTATATCGAGTTCGTCACCGACGATCTGTTGACCACCACTGCCGCCGCCCGTGCGACCGCATACGGCCAATACCGCGCCATGGGGGCGATGACTGCGAATGAAGTGCGCAGCGGTCTGAACCTGCCCCCGATGGCTGATGGCAACGCGCTGCAAAACCCCTTCACCACGACCAGCGCCACGCCTGCGCCATCCCAAGAGGAACCCCAAGATGACTGACCAGATCACGCACCGCGCTTTCTTCGGTGACGGTGAACACGCCTTTACGCTGACCGATCCGATGCTGGCCGAACTTGAGCGCCTGACCGGCCTTGGTGTCGGTGCGCTGTATTTGCAGCTGGTGAACATGGCCTATCCGGCCACGATCTTGATCGAGATCATCCGGCTGGGTTTGATCGGCGCTGGCACCACCCCTGAGACCGCCAAGCGCCTGTGCGCCACCTACGCCGCCAACCGCCCGCTGTCCGAGACCTTCCCGCTGGCTTTTGAGATCATGGAAGCGCGCTGGTCTGGCAAGGCGGAACAGGTGGCCGCATGACCGACCGCCTAGAGTTCAAGGCCACGCTGTCAGTCACCGACGCGGGCGAGATCACCGGCCTTGCGTGGCCGTTTGGTTCGCCCGACCGGGTGGGTGATGTGATCGAGAAAGGCGCATTCGCCGCCCCGGCCTCATTGCCCATGCTCTTCGCCCATGACCAAGGCCAAGTGATCGGCGTTTGGGATGAGATCGCGGAAAGCCCCGAAGGTCTGACCGTCAAGGGCAAGCTCTTGGTGGATGACGTGGAACGCGCCCGCGAAGTGCGCGCCATGATCCGCGCGGGGGCTGTCTCTGGCCTGTCTATCGGCTTTGTCACCAGATCGGCGAAGCGACACGCAAAGGGGCGCACGATCAGCGCCCTTGATCTGCATGAAATCTCTGTTGTCGCTGTCCCGGCCCATCCGGGCGCACAGATTACCTCTATTAAATCCAATGTATTGCACAAGGAACTTACCGTGGAACTTGAAGAAACCCAAACCCCGGCCAATGCGCCGCACATCGACACCAAAGCCTTTGAAAGCGTTCTGGCCCGTCTGGACAAGATCGAGGCCAAAGGCAACCGGCCCGGTGCGCCTGCCATTGTTCAGGGCGCTGCCGAGAGCAAAGCCTTTGTCAGCTTTCTGCAAGGTGCTGACTTTGACAAAAAGGCGCTGACCGTCGCGGCTGATGCCCCGGCCTATGTGCTGGCACCGGAGGAAACGTCGGGCGAGTTCATCCGCAATCTGGTGGAGTTCAGCCCGATCCGCGCCATCGCTGACGTGCGCACGACCGGCAGCCATACGATCCTTCTGCCCAAGCGCACCGGTATCACGAATGCTGTCTGGGTAGGCGAGACGACCGCCCGCACCGCCAGCGAACCGACATTCGATCAAATGCAGATCGAAGTGAAAGAGGTCGCAACCTTTGTTCCGCTTTCGCTGCGTATGCTGGAAGATTCCAGCAACGTGGAGGCCGAGGTGCGCCTTGCGCTGGCCGAAGACTTTGGCGCGAAAGAGGCGCTGTCGTTCGTCAAGGGAACTACGGCTGTTGAACCGCAGGGTTACATGACCGCCGCCGGTATCGCCGAGACGAACAACGGACACGCCACCACGCTTTCCGCTGATGCGCTGATCCGGCTGATGTATGCCATGCCCGCGACCTATCGCAGCCGAGGGTCTTGGGTGATGAATGGCACCACACTTGCGGTGATCCGCACCCTCAAGGACGGGAACGGCAACTATTTGTGGCAGCCGTCCTATCAGGCAGGCCAGCCGGAAACGATCCTTGGTCGCCCGGTGGTGGAAGCCAAAGACATGCCGGATATCGCCGCCGGTGCCACGCCCATCATCTTCGGTGACTTCAAGGCGGGCTACCGCATCTATGACCGCATTGCGCTGGACGTCCTGCCCGATCTGTTGACGCAGCGGATCAACGGGATTGCCTTGTTCCACGCCCGCCGCCGGGTGGGTGCAGGCGTGGTGCGCACCGATGTGTTCCGCAAGCTGAAAATGGCTGCGTAAGGCGATGCACGACACGCTGTCCATCGCACCGAAGCTGTTCACGCTGGCAACGAGCGGTGCGGTGGCAGCCGTGCGCCTGCAAAACCTGTCGCCGCATTCCAGCCTGTTCGTTCAAGTCACCACCGCCAACACCGCCCCCGATGATCTGCGCGGGGCGGTGAAGCTTGGACCGCTTGGCGTGCTGCTGACCGATCTACCCTTGCACCACCTGTTCCCCGGTGTGGTGGCGAGCGGTGGCACTGGCTTTGTCTGGGTCTGGGCTGAGACAGGCGCGACACTGAGCGTATCCCATGCCTGAGCCGCTGCGCCCCGCCTCTGAGGTTCTGTTGCGTCATGGCCCCCACGCTGTGACGTTGCGCGCCTCTTTGCGAGTGGCGGTGGCCCTTGAGACACTGCCGGGCGGTATCGCTGCCACTTGGGATGAGATCGCCCGGCAGAAGCTGTCAGCGCTATACGCAGTCATCCGCGCCGGTGCCACGGATCGGCAAGAGGCTGAACGGCTGCTGGCCTATGCTGCAACCCATCCGCTTGCGCAGTTCGTGCATGCAGCGCAAGCGGCCTGCCTTGACCTTCTGGTGTCGGTGTTGCCACCCGCCGAGGGCGAGGCAGCCCCCTCTGACACGCCATCCGATCCGATGCCGCTGGCCCGGTTCTTCGCAGAACTGTTCAGCCGGGCGACCAGTTGGCTGCACTGGCCCCCGTCCGAGGTCTGGAATGCCAGCGTGGCCGAGATCATCACCGCCCTTGAGATGCAGGCTGATCGCGAGTTGCGCAAAGCTGGCATCCCAACCGACACCGCGAAGGGTGGCGACCTATACAGCAAGGAGCGGCTGCAAAAGATCGAGGAACAGGGCTTTGACCCCGCCTTTGATCGCGAGGGGCTGAGAGCATTGAAAGCGAGACACACATGAACACGATCCGGCTTTATGGTCGCTTGGCGAAAGAGTTCGGCCCATCGCACCGCTTTGAAATCCAAAGCCCCGCCGAAGCCTTCCAAGCCCTTGCCGCGAACTATCCGCGCTTCATCCAACTTCTGCGCCATGGGTTCTACCGTGTGGTGATCGGCAAGACGCAGGCCAAGGGCGAAGTCTTGGATGAGAACACCATCACGCGCCAGCACATCGGCACCGAAGACATTCACATCATACCGGTGATCAAAGGCCGTGGCCGTGGTGGTCTTGGCAAGGTGCTGGCCGGTCTTCTGCTTGTTGGTCTTGCGATGTTTGGCGGGCCGATCATGGCAACCACCCTGGGCGCTGGGGGTTCTATGACGCTTGGCAGCGCCGTTGGTCACATCGGTGTCGGCCTGACCCTGAGCGGCGTGGCCACGATGCTCGCGCCTCAGATGGATGGCAGCGAGTCCGAGAAATCCTTCACCATGACCGGCCCGCAAGTGACCCTTCGCGAAGGCGGTATCGTGCCTATCGTCTATGGCGAGTGTGTCACAGGTGGCACCATGATCAGCGGCATTTTGCGTATCGACAATGCGGTGGATGTGAACAGCACGACCGTAGCCACGATCCTGCCGGTCCTCTGATGCCTGCGCCGCCCCGTGCCTGCGCCTGTGGCCGTCTGGTGGCCTCTGGCACCCGCTGTGCGTGTCAGATCGCCAGCACCCGCGCACGCAACGCACGCCACGATTCAGGCCGTCCTACAGCGGCACAGCGCGGCTATAACCACGAATGGCGTAAGGCCCGTGCTGCGTTCCTTGCCCTGCATCCGTGCTGTGTATCCTGCTTTGCGCCCGCGACCGTGGTAGATCACATCATTCCGCACCGGGGCGATGATGCCCTGTTCTGGAACCGTCAGAACTGGCAAGCGCTTTGTGCAAACTGTCACAACGGCCAGAAACAGCGCAAGGAACGGGCCAGTGCCTGAGCGCGAGTTGTGGCAAGAGGTGCTGTCGCGAACCATCGCAGACGCCCGCCTTGATCCTTCCTCTTGGCCGATCCCTGAAAGTGCCTATGAGGAAACAGCCGAGGCCCGCAAGTATCTGACCACGCCAAGCAAAGACCTTGCCACGGTCTGTTCCTTGGCCGGTGTAGAGTCCGATGCACTGGTGGAGCGGATGCAAAGGCGGGTGGCTGGGGTGCCGATACTGTCTGACGAAGGGATTCAGACCAGACGCAAACGCGGGAAAACGCTCACGCACGAAGGCAAGACCGTGACCGTGCTGGCATGGTCGAAAATCACTGGTCTGACACCATCAACCATATACAGCCGCCTGCGCCACGGCTGGCCTTTGGAGGACGTGCTGCGCTCCCAGTGACCTGCGGGGGGTGCATATGAAGGAGGATTCACTTAAACTTTCGTAGCGTCCATGCGGATTGTCTGTATATTCCAGCGAGATCAGGAGACTGAATAGATGTTAAGACCTAACAATCGCTTGCTGTTCCAGATGAGGAAGAACGCGCGAAAAAAAAAGAGACGTCATTAAGTCAAACGGCAAGTTTAGCGAAGTAGGGATCGCGCGTCGTTTAGAGAGATGGTTCACTCTAGCCTCAGCAATAATGGTTTTCACATTTTTACTACCTGGAAACATTCTGTCTTTCTTGAAATCAACGCCTGAAGCCATCTCGCAGATTGTATCGCAGGTTTACTCTCCAGATGCATGGATCGGGGTTTATTCAAACTTTCCGGAGGGATATGTAGATATCCCTTATTCACAATTCACTGAAAGCACAGATCTAGTTTTCATATTTGATCAGGCTGATGGAAACACTCTTATTGGCGAGGTGCGCGGCGATTCTTTATGTGTCGCTGGGAACATGTGGTCACAGGCTATACTGTTTGCTACGGTAAGATTGGGCGGCAACACTGCGGACTTGGAGCTGGTCGAATTTTTAAACTCATCAAAGGTTTTGTTGGCTACTGGTGTGGCAAAGAAGAACGGAATATTTCTTGATGTTGAACTTAATCCGGTAGCTCTATCTGATCCAAATAAAATCATGTCTCAGTCGTTACGATTGGGACTTCATCCCCACGAGAATTTCAGTGATGATCCAAATGACGATCTATCCGATGTCGCTGGAAAAATTAGACCATGCGATCCTACAGTTCAAACTCTGCCAAAATAGGCTTTTGGTGCCTTTGGCGACGATAATCTGCGCGGCGCATATGTGAGGGGAGAGCTACAGGATCGCGCAAAAATTGTTATACTATCTATTTGCCTGCTGCTTTCTTCAGGCGTTCGAAAAGCCCGATAACCTGTTCAACACCCTTAAAGTCAGCGTCATCAACGAGCTTGCGTTCGATTGTTGAATCTTCAGAACCGAAAATTCGGGCACTGAGAGCCTGCTTCATTTCCCAGCGCTTGTCATCCGGAAGGTTCTCAATGAACGGATCAAATGCCTGAACCTGAAGGAAAAAAGCTCTGGCTTTTCTCTCGTTTATTCGATGCAGATTTGCTTGCTTTGATGCATAAACTGCGAATGATATGAGGAGCGCAGTAAGCGCAATGCCTTTTGCAATCTGAGTCCAGAAAAGTCTTTCTGGTTCCAAGACAGGCTGTAGATAGACCAGACTACATATTAGCCACGCAGTGGTTATGCAGATACAAAAAATTGTCCCACGCCTCCACCATTGTGCAGCTGAGTATTCTCGATCGGCAATATTTTTATGTCCGCCAGTCACGCTATCATGTGCAACTAGGCTATAAAGCTTTAAAATTTTTTCTTGCTTGTCTTCAGCATCAACAATTATTTCGTCTAATGCGTTTCTTGTCCTCTGTTGCTTCGCCGACGCTTCCGCTTCCTGTTGATCAAAAATCTCCTTAAGAGATACTTCGGCGTCGAGTTTAATCGCACTTAATGCCTCAGCGAAATCAGTTAGCCTTTTAGCTTGTGCACTTGAAAATTCTGCTTTTTGTGAATTCGAAATCTCTGTCGCTTGATTCTTAAGAACCGTTAGTTCTTTCCTAAATTCTTCCTCAGATGATTTTACTCTTTCACTTATCTGCTTTGATTCTTTTAAAGACAAAGTGATAGCTTCTAGGGAATTACTAGCGTAAGTCATATACTCTTGGGTGGCTGCATCCAAATTTTTAGAGAAGTTTGAGAAGCTAACGGATGCTGCATCGATATCGGCACGTTTGGTTGATCTAGAAAATTTGAGCGAACTCAGTTGGTAAATGTAGCTTAGCGCTGGGGCAAGTTGGTTGTTTGCATTGCGTATATGGCCTCCTTCCTTTGTCTGGATGAAAGAGTTCATTGAGTTCATAACGCCATGAGATGTCAGCTGGCTTTGAAGCTGGTCAAGTATGTCGATAGGAGCTAAATCCGGATCAAGGTCAGTAATCACTCGGCGCATGAGTAATACTACTTTTAGAAATCGTTCGCGTTCTGAGTTAATAACTGTATCTATTTCATCGATGTCTGCCCTTGCCGCCTCCTCAAGCTGCTGCAAGGTCGTATTGATAGGATGCTTTGAAAGATCTTCCTGCCAACGTCTCATAATCTTATTTCCCACCGAATCATTAATTCATATGCTGACCGAACAATCTCTCTGGAGCAACCGGAAGAAAGGTGCATGTCGGGAGGTTAAGAGCGGGTGGGGCACTTCCAAACTTCCGCCCTTTCCACTGGACCGGCGGGGGGAGGTGCGCACAAGATACGCGGAATATAACTTTTCCTTATGAATGGCGCATGTTATCATCACAATATTTGATGATAGTGAGTTGCCTTTATGCCTGTTGCAATTACCGTTCCCGAACTTCGGGACCAGCTGAACCTTGATTCCGAGCATGACGACACCCTGTTGACGCTCAAGATCGACGCCGCCGAAGCCTATATTTCCGGTTTCATCGGTGGCCCGATCCCAAGCCCTGCACCGGCAGCCATCAAGCAAGCGGTGCTGATGCTGGCCGCCTATTGGTATGAGTTGCGCGAGGCCGCGACCACGGGCGGCAACCCATACGCGGTTCCCTTCGGTGTCCATGACCTTGTGCAAGCGCACCGTGCTTGGGTGGTGTGATCATGGCCGATGATCTGATGAGACAATCCGCGAAGTTGGCCAAGCGTCTGGCTGCCATCCCTGCCGAGATCGTGGCGCTGGTTCGCCCGGCGCTGGTGCAGGGTGCCGATGATCTGGCCGATATGGCGCGGGCGCTGGTGCCGGAGGATGAGGGCGACCTGAAAGCCTCTATTGCAGTTACCCCGCCTGGTGCGGTGACGCCCGCCTATGCCGAAGGGGGTGGCCGTCGCGCGGCTGCTGAGAACCAAGCCCTAGTGACGGTGGGCAATCCGCAAGCGCGGCATGGGCATCTGATCGAGTTCGGCACTGAGCCGCACATCAACGGTGGTCAGTTCGCCGGAACGCAGCACCCCGGCACCGAACCGCAACCGTTCCTGTTGCCCGCCGCGCGGTTGACCGAAGACCGCACCAGACGCCGGATCGGGCGGGCGGTGGCGCAGGCTATCCGCAAGGCGGGGGCTGGCAATGCTTGATCCTGCTTTGGCCTTTCAGACGGCTGTCCGCGCGTCACTCGTGGCATCGCCTTCGGTGGTGGCGCTGGTGCTGCCTGACAATATCCGCGCCGGTGGCACCCGGCCCGATCGGCTGCCTTCGGTGATCTTTGCCGATGCGCAGACCGAGTTCTTGGGCTGTGCTGCTGGTTCGCAGCGTTTGGCGCGCGTGTTCCTGACCCTTCATGTCTGGGCGCAAGAGGATGGCGCAGATGTTGCGCGGCAGATCGGGGCAGCGGTGTATCAGGCGCTTGAGTTTGGGCCAGCCGGTGCTGCCGGTATTATGGTGGATGAGTGGCAGCACCCGCGTTTGGTCTGGCTGCGCGACCCCAAGCCCGAACTGTCGCTGACCCATGGAGTTATGACCCTTGAGGCCGTTGTGCGGTGGAGGGTATGACCATGATGCAATCTGGAAGGCTGCAACAGCGGATCGAACTGCAACGCCTGACAGAGGCTGTGCAGCCATCTGGTGCGGTGGTGAAGACATGGGCCACCTACGCCAAAGGCAAGGCTGAACTGCGTCAGGCGGGCGTGTCCGAGTTCCTGACGACCTACGGCGAGGGCGTGGCTGACAATGCGGTGTTTGTGATCCGCTGGCTGCCGGGTGTGTCGGTGTCAGACCGGATCAAGCACGGTGGCAAGCTGTGGAACATCGTCGCCATTGCCGAGATCGGGCGCAGACGTGGCCTTGAGTTGCGGGCGGTGGCGGTATGATCTTTTCAGTAAAACAGCCAAGTCGACCGCGAACTGCCAGTGTAAGAATACATCATGCCACTCTGAATATCATAGGTGCAGAGCGCGTCACCCCTTGCCTTGCCGATGTCGTCTTGCGGAGAAATCACCTCAAAAACCAACTGCCCATGCTTTCGCCACGATCTACCAAGATAGAATTCGCCTGTCCGCGTTCCTTCTTTCGCACCCTCCTCTGCCAACCACTTCACACAAGAGTTCCCATAAATGTCGCGTTCGGCGCTGGTGGTAGATGTCGATTTGAGCGTCAGAATTTCCTCACTCGTCTTTTTTTCCAACTCGTAGAACGCGAAGCCGGTTACGGCATTGGTCGCGAGCAAAATTATTATCAAAGCGTCTTTCATATCAGGCGGGGTTCTTTCTCTAAAGTTGCGGTTAACGCTAGCAGGGTAGTGCGATGAGTTCCAAGCATCTTCGCGGTGTGAAGCCCGCCCTTTCTGCTGACACCGAAGCGCTAATCAAGACACCGCCAGCACCGGCCTATCTGTCAGCGCAGGCCAAGGCGGAGTGGAAGCGGATCATGCCGCAACTGATCGCCCGGCGGATCATCACCCGTGCTGATCTGGCTGGTGTGGAGGCTTACGCCTCTGCTGTTGGCATCTGTCGCCAGATCGAGGAACAGCGGGTGCAGACAGGCGGTATCATCGACAAGGTGCAGTTCGGTATCTGGAACCGGGCGGCGCAGACCGCCCGCCAGCTTGCCGCCGAATATGGTTTGACCCCGACCAGCCGGGCGCGGATCGGATCGGCAGCGCCGGGTGACACCGACGATGACGACCCCTTGGCGGTGTGACGATGACCAGCACCTATCCGGCATGGGTCTTTGATGGCAGCCCGATTCCCGACCCTCTGGGCCATGGCGAACGCGCGGTGCAGTTCCTGCGCCGCCTGAAACACCCCGCCAGCACCGCACCCCGCCGGGCGTTTCAACTGACCCCGTGGCAAGAGCGGATCGTGCGCCGCATCTATGGCCCGCGCAATCTTGATGGCAGTCGGATCGTCAAAGAGGTGTTCCTTCTGATCCCGCGCGGCAACCGCAAGACCAGTCTGGCCGCTGCCTTGGCGCTGTTGCACCTCTTGGGGCCAGAACGGGTGCCGGGCGGGCAGATCATCTTTGCCGCCTGTGACCGCGAACAAGCTGGCATTGGCTTTCGCGAGGCCGCAGACGTGGTGCGCGAGGGCAAGACCTTGCGCGCTGTGACCAAGATTTACGACGCGAACAACGCGCCAAAGACGATCAAGAGCGCCTTGGACGGTTCCACCCTGAAAGCCATTTCTTCGGATGGCAAAGCGCAGCACGGCACCACGCCGACCTTTGTTCTGGTGGATGAGATCCACGCTTGGCGGGGCCGCGACCTGTGGGAAGCCTTGAAGTCTGGCATGGCAAAACGCCCCGGCGGCTTAACCGTGGTCGCAACAACCGCAGGCCGAGGCCGCGAGGGTCTGGCTGCCGAGCGCTACACCTACGCCCGCAAGGTGGCCGTGGGCGAGATCGTGAACCCAGAATACCTGCCGATCCTGTTTGAACCGCAAGAGGGTGACGATTGGCAGGATGAGGCTCTGTGGCAGCGGGTGAACCCCGGTCTGGCTTACGGCTTCCCCGATCTGGACTCTTTGCGCAGCATGGCGCGCGAGGCCGCCGACAACCCGGCGGAAATGTATGCCTTCCGGCAGTTCAACCTGAACGAATGGATGGGCAACAGTCAGACGCCGCTGTTCAACTTTGAAACCTATGACACCCGCCGGTTTGACGATGACGAAGACGACCTTGAACACCTGCCGTGCTATCTTGGCATCGATTACGCGCAATCGGGCGACCTTGCCGCCATCGTGGCCGCGTGGCGTCATGATGATGGTCAGGTGACGATAAAGCCGTGGTTCTTTCTTCAGGGCGAGGGCTTGCAGGCCCGCGAACGTCTTGAGGGTGTCCCGTATCGGCAATGGATCAAAGATGGTCTGGTGATCGAGGTATCCGGACCGGTGGTGACGCAACAAGCGGTGCAAGACCAGATCACGGAAATCTGCGCCCGGCATCAGGTGGAGGAAGTTGCCTATGACCCGTGGAAGTTCCGCGCGGCTGCCACCGAACTGTTCAATGATGGTATCCCGATGGTGGAGGTCAGACAGGGCCTTGCGACCATGGGGCCTGCCAATGGCGAGTTGATCCGCGCGGTGAATGGCCGGTTGATCCGCCACGATGGCCACCCGGTCTTGCGCAATCACTTCGCCGGTGTCGCTGCCGTGGTGAATGACACTGGCCTGATCCGGCAGGCCAAGGCCGATCCGCAGCACGGCCATATTGACGGATCGGTGGCGGCTGCCATGGCGGTGGGGCGGCTGGCCTTGGGGTCCACCAACCAATCAGCTTACAATCGGCCCGGTGCCGGTGGAATTTTTGCGTTTTGATGAGTGAGTGTTTGAAATGACTGTTGATCTTCCCGGCCTAATCGTCCCCGTCGAGGCGCGCATTGATCGCCTTGAGAAATCCTTGAAGAAAGCCAACTTGGCACAAGGCAAAGCCGCCCGCGAGATGGAACGCCGGGCGAAGCAATCCGCCGACCGCATGGCGAAGAGCTATGAGACCGCCGGTGTGCGCATGTCGAATGCCTTCAAGACCGTGGCGCTGCCAAAGCTTGCCGGTCTGGCCGGATCGGTGGCAGGCATCGGTGTGGCGGGTGGTGTCGCAGCTGTGCGCCAGACGGTGCGCGGTATCGCGGAAATAGGTGACGCAGCCAAACGTGCCGGGATGCAGGCCGAAGCGTTCCAAGAATGGTCCTACGTCGCGGATCAAAACCGTATCAGCGTGGACGCCCTGACCGATGGTTTTAAGGAACTGTCCTTGCGCGCGGATGAGTTCATCATCACCGGCACCGGCAGCGCTGCCGATGCCTTCAAGCGTTTGGGCTTTGGCGCGGGTGAGTTGAGCGACCAGCTGAAAGACCCGTCCGCGCTGATGCTGGAACTGGTCAAGCGCATGGAAGGCTTGGACAAGGCCGCGCAAATCCGCATCGCGGATGAGTTGTTCGGTGGCACCGGCGGTGAACATTTTGTGCAGATTTTGGACCGGGGCGCTGCCGGTATCTCCGCACAGATCGCCCGCGCCCGTGATCTGGGCTTGGTTATGGATCGGGAGATGATCGACAAGGCGGCTGAACTGGACGCCAAGTTCAGTGAGGTCACGACCCGGCTGCAATCCATGTGGCGCAGTGGGGTGGTGGAGGCTGCCCTTTACTTCGGCTTTGTCGAACGCGAACGCGCCAAGCTGACCTTTGACAAAGACCTGACCGCGCGTGTTGTCGGTGATGACGTGGCCGCTGCCTTGGAAGGGCTGCCCGAAGTTCCGCAAGCGACCTTGGCGCAGATCGAAAGCCTCAAGACTGAATACGCCGATCTGGCCAATGAGGCGCGCCAACTGGTCCCGGCGCTGTCCGACGCCAGCACCATGTTGCGCGGTGTAGGTAATGAGGCCGGGGCCACCACCCTGACCGATCTTGCGACCCGGATCGGTGACACTGCCCGCGCCTTTGCGGATGGCACCATGACCGGCGAAGAATTTGCAGCCGCCTTGCGCGACGTTGTGCTTGAGGCAGAGGCCAGCCTTTCCGCGATGGATGATCTGGACCGGGCGCGGCTGGCTGGTGTGATCAGTCAGGTGTCCAGTCTGCTGGACTGGCTCAAGCTGTTGCCCGGTGCTGCCGCCGCTGCGCGGGCTGAGATCAGTTCTTTGTCTTTGATGGACACCGGCACCCCGCTTTCCTCTGGTGACGATCTGTTGCCGCCTAGCCCTCTTGCACCGACCGTATCACCCCGGCCAAGGGGTGCGCCAAATGATCCTGACTTCGGCTTGCCTGAATCACGAAAGCCTGCCGGTGGCGGGGGTGGCGGCGGTGGTGCTGGTAGATTAGCGGATGAGTTCGCCCGCGCAGTTGAGGCGCTACAGCGCGAGAAAGCGGCACTGGACGCGCAAGCGGTGGCGCTGGTGGCAGCGTCACGGGCGGGCATGGCTTACGCGGATGCCATCGAGTTCGCCCGCACCCGTGCTGACCTTCTGAACGCTGCACAGACCGCTGGAAAGCAGATCACGCCCGAACTGACCGCTGAGATCGACCGACTGGCTGACGCGCACCTGAGAGCCGGGAACGCAGCGCAAAAGGCCGCCGACGACATGCAAGCTATTGAGGAACGCGGGCAGAAAGGGGCCGAAGCCCTGTCTGATGTATTCACCAGCGTCCTGACCGGCGCAAAGTCTGCCGAGGAAGCGGTGGCTGCCCTGCTCTTGGAGATCGCCAAGATTCAGATGCAAAAGGCGCTGATGGGTATTTTTGGCGGCATCGGTGGCGCTGGCTTTGTTGGTGGTCTCCTTGGGTTCGCAGATGGTGGCTACACGGGCAACGGTGGCAAATACGAACCGGCGGGCGTGGTTCACAAAGGCGAATTTGTGTTCAGCCAAGAGTCCGTTGCCCGCCTTGGCGCTGGCAACCTTGACAGACTCCATAGGAGCGCCCGCAAGGGCAATGCAGAGGGTGGCCTAGTGGGTGACACCGGAAAGATCGCAAGGGCCTCTGGTGACTCTTCTATGAGTCCTGCGACGGCATCCGCCTCAAGCGTCACCATCAATGCCCCGGTGACGGTGAACGCCAACGGCGGAACGCAGCAACAGAACGCCGATCTGGCCCGGCAGGTGGCGGAACAGACCGAACGCATGTTCCGGGGGCTGGTGCAGTCCGAACTGATGAAACAGATGCGACCGGGCGGAATGCTGCGTTGATAATGTCTTGAAACCTCTGCCTGTTCCGGCTATGTTCAAAGCGCCGGAAAGGCAGCACAAAGCACAAAGCACAAAGCAGTCAGGTTTGAGCCGACACCCTAGGGGAATGACGCTCACCGACACAAGATACCAGCCACATTATGAACGCCAGCGCCGGGAACATGACCGGGCAGCGAGTCGCCTAGCTGGAAGGTGCAGGAAAGATCGTTCTGGATCGCCCCCCGATGGAAAGCATCGGACGCCCCAAACGGTTGCCGCCGGTCTTCGGACGATATGGCACAGAAAGACGGTTGCTCTGTCGGGCGAGCCTTTTGGCTCTGGGTGACAACAACCGATCATGTTTTGATTGAAGGTAAGTCGGACATGATGCGCAGTCGAAAGACTGCAACCGCTTGGCCGCAAGGCCGGGATCGGGGCGCTGCTAGGTCAATGGAAGCCACCTAGTGTTAGAAGCCCTTCACCACCTGTTACACGCAGATGATCCCCCTAGGACGACACAGATTAGGTTCTGTGTCGTCCTAGGGGGAAAGACCTTTTTCCGCAGGTGATAGTCACTCTGTGCAAGATCAGAGGAAACATCTGCGGGATGAAAGAGCGAGAGAACTGGGGCCGAGCGCGAAGCGCGGAGGCCAGCAACGAGGCCGAAGGCCGAGGCGCAGGGAGCCGCTGCAAGCGGCGAGCATAGGAGTAAAGATGAAACGTGTTGATCCCAAAGCCCTTATAGTAGCTCTGGCTGGCCCGTGGGCTTCACCGGCGCAGCGCAAGATCAGGGCTGCAAGCTGTCATGAGCTACCGCCTGAACTTCGAGTGCTGGCTGAGCGTCATGTGGAGACCTGTGAGCAAATTTTCTTGCGGGTGCAGACGAAGACCCCTTGAACGCCCCGCCTGAGCGGTGTTATATTATAACGCGCAAAGGGGCTGGCTTCCAACTGTGCCCTTATAGAACGCCCCGCCGGTTTACCTTCCCGGCGGGGCTTTTTTTATTCAATAGGTGTAATCAAAGCTTCGGCAGCATTCGCGCAAGCATTTTGCACTTGCAGCACAATCCGCGCTCTGACACTCGCGATAGCGCCCTTCGCTTTAAAGTCAGCGTGACGCGCAATAAAATCATGCGCGATAGTAGATTCGCCAGCTGCTCGATTTGCCGACCTAACTTGCTCGATAGTCATTCCAGCGGCGACCGCGTCTAGGTCGGTAGCGGTGACTTCAGCTTGGTAGTTGCATTCTATTTCGGAAAGCGTTCGAGCGAAGCTTGCCCGCTTGATGGATAGCGCTGTCTTCAACGGCCCATCCGCCAAAAAAGTTGCATATTCCCTCTCCAATGCTTCATCCGCGAAAGCTGGCACCGCAACGCCGCCAAAAAACACGATGGAGGCTAGCGCCGCAAGTTTATGAATAAACACGATCTATCCCAGTTTGTTGTTTCTACCACTTTCGTAAACAGCCCGCTGGATCGCCGCAAGCCGGGGCTGACCCGACCTTCGGACTTTTCCGATCCGGTAAATAGCTATCTAGCTAGATAGCTACATAAGCCATTGAAATTGCTTACTTTTGCGTATTGACGACTGAATCTTCAGTCAGCTAGGCAGGTGTCACCAGCAACACAGGAACGCGCCATGCCCCACTTCATTCCCGATAACGTCTATTCCGGCCTGCTGGCCGATCTGCGCGCGGCTGCAATCTCGCCCGACTGGCACAGCGCCTTGGCCGAAGTGCTGGCCGGTGCTGATGTGCTGCCAGAGGTCTGCCGGGCTGACTTTGTGGAGGAAGGGGAGCGGATGATGGCGGCTTAATAATCACGGGTTCGTGAACGATTGAAATAAAAAGCCAACAGCGAGATTGTGAAAAGGTGCTTAATGGCAGGTTTGCGCGCAGCGGGTGACACCGCCGCGCAGCAATAGTCGGCAGGTGTTAGAGCACCGGCCAAAACGTAGCGCTCAGTATGAGGTGTATCCCATGAGCAAGATTCTCAATACCACGACCGGCACTCCGGCGGCAATGCCGATCAATCACGGCACCGCAGCCATCCGGTTCAACGGCCTGACCATCACTGTCGGCTTCGATATCCACGCTGAGACGCCCGTTCGTCAGAAAGAAGAATTGATCCGCGAGGCCGCTCTTCAGTGTGTATCTGACTTCTTTGATGCGTATCGCGGCGGTGAAGCTGCAATCGAAGAAAGCGAGGCTGCGTGATGGCAGTGAACCCCTTGCTCAAAAAGCTGGTTGAACAATCCGCTGCCAAGTATCCCCAGCGCAAGCGCGACCACTATCTCCCCCGCGTAAGCGTTCTCGACAAGCTGGCCGATCACGACCGCGCGGCTGTTTTGGAAATTCATCAGCGCCAAATCGCGGATGAGATCGACGGTATCAAGTCCGGTTACATCAGCGTGGATCGCAAGGGCAAGGCGCACTACTTGCGCCTTGCCAACGCCCGAATGCGTCATTTGACGAAGGTGGCGCAGTCCTATGGCTATTGGCAGGATGACGCCGCCTGA